TTATGCATTTAACGATAGAGTAAGTGCTGAATGGTTTGCTCCTGCTGGTTTAAACAGAGGTGGTGTTGGAGGTGCTTTACAAGCTGAAAGAAAATTAGGCACAAACGATCGTGATACTTTATACCAAAACAAAGTTAACCCAATTGCTAGTTTCCCTGGTGTTGGTTTAGTAGCTTATGGTCAGAAAACATTACAAACTAAAGCTAGTGCTTTAGATCGTGTAAATGTTCGTCGTTTGTTAATTAACTTAAAGAGATTTGTTAGAGCAGTTGCTGAAAGCTTATTGTTCGAACAAAATACTTTAACTACAAGAAACAATTTCGTTTCACAAGTTAATCCATACATGGAATCAGTGCAACAAAGACAAGGTCTTTATGCATATAAGGTAGTAATGGATGACAGTAATAACACTCCTGACGTAATTGACAGAAACCAATTGGTAGGAGCTATTTACATTCAACCTGCTAAAACTGTTGAATTTATTTATATTACCTTTAATATTACTCCAACTGGTGTAACTTTTGGAGCTTAACATATTTATAACAAGATAAAAACATAAGACAATGCCATTATTAAACCCTAACGAAATAATGTTCACAGCTTTTGAACCAAAAGTTCAAAACCGCTTTTTAATGACTATTCAAGGTGTTCCTGCTTACTTAGTTCATAAAGTAAAATTTCCTGATATAAACTTAAATTCAATTAAAGTTGACCATATTAACGTATATCGTAAAGTTAAGGGAAAAGCTGAGTGGCAAGACATGCAAATTAACCTTTACGATCCCGTAACACCATCTGGTGAACAGGTAGTAATGGAATGGATTCGTTTAAGTCACGAATCAGTAACAGGTCGTGATGGTTACTCAGATTTCTACAAAAAAGACATTACATTGAGTGAATTAGGTCCTGTAGGTGATGTTGTAGGTGAATGGATTATTAAAGGTGCGTTTATTAAACAAGCTGCATTTGGTGATGGTGATTGGAGTCAAGGTGAATCGTTGAAAGACATTCAATTGACTATTGCTATGGATTATTGCATCCTGAACTACTAAAATATATACTCAAAAGGTACAAAGGAAGTCTGGTTTTTGCCAGACTTTTTTTGTTTGTATATATTTATTGTAAATAATAATATAACCATGTCAGAGTTTCGTTTCCCAACAGAAGTTATCGATTTACCTAGTAAAGGTTTAATCTATCCAGAGTCTAGTCCATTAAGTTCAGGAACTATTGAACTAAAGTACATGTCTGCTAAAGAAGAAGACATTTTAACAAACCAAAACTTTCTTGAAAAAGGAATTGTAGTTGACAAACTCTTACAAAGTATGATTGTAAGTAAAATTAACTACAATGAATTGATTTTAGGAGACAAAAATGCTATTTTAGTAGCAGCACGTATTTTAGGTTATGGAGCAGAGTATCCAGTAGAAGTAACAGATAAATACGGAAAGAAAATTTTAACAACAATCAATTTAAGTGAATTAAAAGACAAGAAAATTAATGAAACTTTATTTGTTAAAGGAACAAATGAATTTAATTTTATTCTTCCTCAAAGTAAAGTAACAGTTACTTTTAAACTTTTAACTCATGGTGATGAAATGAAAATTGAAGAAGAACTTAAAGGTTTGAAAAAATTGTATCCTCAAGAAAGCTTCGACGTAACCACACGTTTAAAATACCAAATTACCGCAATAAACGGTGACTCTAACACAGAAAAAATTCGTTTATTCGTGGATAATATGCTATTACAGGACTCACGCGCTTTTCGCAAACATGTTAGTGAAATTACACCTGATTTAGACATGGTCTTTAATTACGAAGACAGTAAAGGAGACATTGTGGAGGGTGTCTCTGTGCCTATGAATCTAAACTTTCTTTGGCCTGACGCCAACTTATAGGTCTACTTTTATGACCGAAATCCATGATTTAACTTATCATGGAGGTGGTGGATTTATTTACAGTGAAGTTTGGCAAATGCCTATTATGACTCGTCGTTATCACATTAAAAAAATCAACGAATTTTTACAGAAAAAAGCAGAAGCTGAAGAAAAAGCTATGAAAGGATCTAATACTATGGATGCTAAATCATATGTTAAATCTGTAAATGTTCCTGATTTTGTAAGTAAGGTAAAAAAATAATAATGTAAATATTTATTAATATGGCAATTGATCAATTACAAAACGACAGTGTAGATAAATCTAGACAACAGTTAGGTTATTCCCAACAGCTTACTCAAGAATTAGACGAACAAAAAAATATAGCCCAAAACTTAAACACAATTTATGCTCGAAATAATGATTATATTAAATTATTTACTGAGACTATAAAAAATGCAAAAGATGAAGCTCAAGCTTTATCTGAGGCTATTAAAGACCAGTTAGAAGCTTTAAAGAAAACCAATGAGTATTCTACAAGATACGCTGAATTAAATGAAAAAATTAAAAAAGCTGGAAAAGAATTTGCCGAAAATAAACAAAAATCAATTGACATTGAAGCAAATTTAGGACAAGATGCACAAAAATTAGCTCAACAATATGTAGATGGTTTAACTGCTAGATATAAAATAAATGAAAAAATAAATGAATTAACTGAAAAAAGATTAGCTTTTGAAGAAGCTTCAAGACTTGGTGGAGATATAGACAAAACTAGAGAAGAATACGTAAATGCGGGACTAGTAGTAGAAAAACTTCGAGAACAAATGGAAATCGTTTACCAGATTAATAGTGGTAAAGGAGCATATTTTGATCAATTATCAGATGAAGAAAAAGCACAATTACAAATATTTGCCATAGCTCAAAAACAAATGGACGTTTCTCGTAATGTTGTTAGAAACCACCAAGACGAATTAAATATTTTAGAGAAACAACTTACTGTTTTCCAAAAAATAGTCTCATCAACTTTATTCTATATTAATAAAATTAAAGAATTTCCAGGAATACAAGCTGGTCTTAATTTTGTTAATAAACAGCTTGAGGCAATTGGAATTAGTTTTAGTGCTATATTAAAAAATGTTTTAGCATTAGATAAAACTTTAACAGAATTTGGTAAGTCTGTACAAGTAAGTAAAGAAGGAGCTAGAACTTTAGCAGATAGCTTTCAAGAAACTAGTTACGAAGCATCACAAATAAATAAAAATGTTTCTAGTATTCAAGCTGGTCTTAAAAACCAAATAGAAGCTAACAACGAATTAAATAAAAGTTTAGGAACTGGAGCCTTATTTACAAAACAAAGTCGAATCGATCAAATAGAACTTGTAAAAGGTATGGGTCTTCAAGGTGAAGAAGGTGCTAAAATTTACGGTCTAGGCAAGTTAAATAACATGACTGCTCACCAAACAGCTGTAGCTATTGGTGATCAAGTAGTAAATACTAGAAAAGCAACAGGAATAACATTAGACTACAGAAAAGTCTTATCAGATGTAGCTAAAGTAGGTGGTCAATTAGCAGCTCAATATAAAAATAATCCTGAATTATTAGCACAAGCAGTTACTCAAGCTCAACTTTTAGGCTTAACTTTAGAACAAACTGCTAAAATGGGCAGTAATTTAGTTGATGATTTTGCAGGAAGTTTAAGTAAAGAATTAGAAGCAGAATTATTAACAGGTAAAGCTCTTAATTTAGAACAAGCTAGATATTACGCTTTAATGGGTGACAGTGCTAAAGCTGCAAAAGAATTAATGGATAACGTTGGAGGAATTGAAGAATACCAACAACTCAACGTTCTTCAACAAAAAAGTTTAGCAGCTGCTGTTGGTTTAACAACAGATGAACTAGCAACTTCTTTAAAACAACAAGAACTTTTAAAAGGAACAGCATTTGAAACACAAGCTGCTTTTGAAGAAGTAGCGAGAGAAGCAGCTAGAACTGGAGACTATACTAAATTAAATGCTCAATTAGCTCAAGCAGCAAATGGAGAAGAATTAGCAGCTCAAGCTTCTCAAATAAGCAACCAAGAAAAATTCCAAATGGCTATTGAAAAATTATCAGAAACTGTAGCTAATTTTGTAAATGGGCCTTTTGGAACTGTAATAGATAAAATGGCAATATTATTAGGCCAAGCCGGAACTCTTAAATTTATATTTGGGACTATAGCTGGTATTGTTAGTATAAAAATGATAAGTGGTTTGTTAAATGTAGGAACAAGTGTTGCTAAATTAATTCCTAAATTTGCTGCAATAGCTGCTGAAGCTACTTTTACTAATGCTATGTTAACTTTAGGATTAGGCGTAGCTGTTGCGGCAGCAGCTGCTGCTA